GAGAGGTAAATGCATATGGGTACTTGAAAGGACCGCAGGATATGTTACAATACTACCAAGCTGCTTATAATGAAGCTTTAGAATCGTATGCTCTCGAGCAAATCGGGAACAGACGCAGAGACGAATATCAAGATGGTGAAGTTCGGGCTCAACTTAACGTCAAACCACCATCAAGTTATGGAAAATAAATAGGAGAAAACAAAAATGGCAAACGTAGTACCTTACTCATTCGCACAAGAATTGTTAAAAGGAACACATAACTTCACAAGTAACACTATAAAATTTGCTTTGTATGAAGCTGGATCAGGAGCACCTTACGCAGTAGGAGACACTGCTTATAGTTCAGGAGTAGCTAATCAAGTTGGAACTTCTGGAACTGGTTATTCAACTGGTGGAAATACTTTGAATAACCCTGTTGTTGCAAATCAAACAAATGTTGCAACTTTGACTTTTGATCAAACACAGTGGACGTCAGCAACTTTTGGTGCAGCTTATGGAGTTATATATAATAATTCATCGTCTGATAAGTTAGTCGTTGTTCTAGATTTTGGTGGAACTAAATCTTGTTCGAACGGAACATTTACAATAACGTTCCCAAGTACAAGTTCAAGTGGACCTGGTGCAGCTGGAACAAATTCGCTTATTAGTATAAGTTCGTAATAGGAGAATAAAATGGCTTTGGTTATAAATGACAGAGTAAAAGAAAACAGTACAACATCTGGTACAGGTAATATTACACTCGCGGGTGTTGCATCTGGACAAGGTAATGTAACTTTTAATAATGGTATCGGAACAGGTAACACGACTTACTATTGTATTTTTGAACAAGGCACAAACACGTTTGAAATAGGTTTAGGAACTTTATCGGGTTCTACGACTTTGGAGAGAACAACAGTTATTAATAACTCTTCAGGTAACACATCTAAAATAAGTTTTACAGGCGGAACATTAGATGTATTTGTAACAATGCCTGCAGCAAAAACGGTTTACTTAGACTCAACAGGTACACCAGTAGGAGCGGCTTCAGCAGGTTTTGCACTTGCTATGGCTGTTGCATTATAAAGGAATAAATTATGGCACAAGATTTTAGAAACAATTTACAAAGAAACGTTGGGACATCAGAAGTTACTTTAGTAACAGGCGGCGATTATGATGCAGTCATTGGAATTAGATGTTGTAATGTTCTTACCTCTACTATTGAAGTAGATGTATTTATCGAAAATAGTAGTAATGATCATTTTATTGCAAAAGGGGTGGTTGTTCCACCAAACTCTGCAATTGAATTGATTCAAGGTGGAGCAAAAATTGTTTTAGAAAATGGTGATGTATTAAAAGCTAAAAGTAATACTGCTTCTAGTTTAGATATTGTCACTTCATTTATAGATAGTATTAGTACGTAAGGAGTAATATGACGGCAATAGTAAATGGTGTTCAATACATTGGAGGTCAAACATCTCCAGATGAATTTATAAAAAATCAAGCGTCAACGATTGACGGAACTCAAACAATAGATAGTGCAGTTCTTGCAGGACCTATTACGATTCCTGCAACAATAACAGTAACAGGAACTTTAGTAATAGTGTAATGTCAAAGATAGAAGTAGATGCAATAGATAAACAAAGTGGTTCAACTTTAACTTTAGGTGGATCTGGCACGGCTGTAACTTTAGCGTGTGGTGCCACTCAATCGGGTTTTGGTAGAACAGGGACTGTTGATTGGCAAACAGGTTCAATCAAAACAACTACATTTACAGCTGCAAACGGCGAAGGTTATTTTGTAGACACATCAAGCGGCGGTGTAACTTGTAATTTACCAGCAGGATCAGCTGGAGCAATTGTTGCTTTTGCAGATTATACTAGAACTTTTGGAACTAATGCTCTTACAGTAACACCAAACGGATCAGAAAAAATTGGTGGAGTTGCAGCGTCTATGATATTAGAAGTAAATGGTGAAGCAGCTACATTAGTTTATGTAGATGGAACAGAGGGTTGGATTAACGTTCAACAAACTGAAACTTCAAATACAGGAAATCCTTTTTTAGTTGCAAGTGGAGGTACAACAACTACTTGTGGCAATTGCAAAATTCATACCTTTACAGGACCAGGAACTTTTACGGTTTCACAGGTTTCATCAAATTGTGCAGCAGAAAATATAGTTTCATATTTAATCGTTGGTGGCGGCGGTGGCGGTGGATCGGGATGTAATCAATCAAATGGTGGTGGTGGAGCTGGAGGATTTAGAGAATTAAAATCTCCAACAACTCCATACACAGCAAGTCCTTTAGATGGTTACCCAAATGCACCTAACAGAGTTACAGTAACAGCACAAGCATATTCAATAGTAGTAGGTGGTGGAGGAAACGGTGGAGTAAATCCTGCTGGTGGTGGAGCTCCTCCTACAGCTGCTACACAAGGAGCAGATTCAAGTTTTGGAGGTATCTCTGGAGCAGGTGGTGGTAAAGGAGCTGATGGTGGAACGTGTTATGGTTTTTCAGGTGGTTCAGGAAGTGGTGGAGGTCAAGGACCTTTTACAGGAACAGGATCTTATTATAACGGACCAGGATGTGCCGGAGCAGGTAATACTCCTCCAGTTACTCCTTCTCAAGGTAATCCAGGTGGAACAGGGTATACAATATATAATACTCCTCCAAGCAATACTAATATTGTAGGCGGTGGAGGAGGTGGAGCAACAGCAGCTGGAACAGACGGATCAAGTTCTTTACCCTCTGTAGCACCTGGTGGAGCTGGAGCTACAACGAATATTACAGGCTCACCAGTAGCTTATGCTGGAGGCGGCGGTGGCGGTTCTTTAAGACAAGGACCTTTAGGACCTTCTTTTCCAGTTGGTGGAGCTGGTGGAGCTGGTGGCGGCGGAACTGGTGGCCAATGTGGTGATGGTGGTGGAGCTGTTGCAACAGCTGGAACAGCTAACACTGGTGGTGGAGGTGGAGGAAGTGGAAATGCACCTGGTCCTGGCGGTGCTGCTGGTGGTGGAGGAAGTGGAATTGTGGTAATAAGATATAAATTTAAATAATTATGACAAGTACAATTAAAGTAAACAACGTTCAAAACCAATGTGGTCAAAACATTATTAACGAGAATAGTAATACAATTACTATTGGCGCTAGTGGTGATACGATTGCATTAGCATCAGGTGCATCACAGACAGGTTTTGGTAGAGAAGGATCAGTTAATTGGCAAACAGGTTCAATTAAAACTTCTACATTTACAGCAGTGAGTGGTGAAGGTTATTTTATAAATCAAAGTAGTGGAATTACTGCAAACTTACCTGCGGGATCAGCGGGGGCTATTGTGGCTTTTTCTGATTATGCAAGAAATTTTGCTACATACAATTTTACAATTAGTCCAAATGGATCAGAAAAAATTGGTGGAGTTGCATCAGACTTAGTATTAAATGTGAATGGTCAAGCAATCACTTTAGTTTATGTTGATTCAACAAAAGGTTGGGTTAATGTTCAAAACGCAGAAGATACTGAAACAGGTGTAGTACCTGCTTTTGTTGCTGCAACTGGTGGAACAGTGACAACAGTTTGTACAAATTTCAAAGTTCATACATTTACAGGACCAGGAACTTTTTGCGTTTCTTGTGCAGGTAATGCAGTAGGTTCTAACACAATTTCTTATATGGTAGTTGCTGGAGGAGGTGGTGGAGGATCACAATCAGGAGGAGGTGGTGGAGCAGGTGGTTTTAGAGAGGGAAAAACAAGCACTTGTTCTTATTCAGCATCTCCATTAAACGCACCTGCAGGTCTCCCAGTTTCAGCACAAGGTTATCCAATTACAGTAGGCGCTGGAGGAGCAGGCGCTCCAACATCAGGAAATCCAAACAGTAATCCAGGAAGTAATGGTAATAATTCAATTTTTGCAGGATCTTCAACAATAACATCCACAGCAGGTGGCGGCGGTGGATCTAATTCAAGTCCAGGACCATCTGCGAGAACAGGCGGATCTGGAGGCGCTATGGCAGCAAAAAGTGGAGGTGGTGAAACAGGTGGAGCAGGAAACACACCTCCTGTTAGTCCTCCTCAAGGTAATAATGGTGGAGATGGTGGTCACGATGGAAATCCAGGTTTTCAAGATTATGGTGGTGGTGGAGGTGGTGCTACTACAGCTGGTTTAGGTGGACCTTCTTATCCTGCACCAGGACCTGCGGTTATGGGAGGAACTGGAGCTACAACTTCTATTTCAGGATCTCCTACCACATATGCAGGAGGCGGTGGTGGTGGAAATCACCCAAGTGGTCCTGCTGCTCAAGGTGGACCAGGTGGTGGAGGTGTTGGTGGTGTAGGACCTGCACCAGGAGGAGTTGGTGGAAATGGAACAGCTAATACAGGCGGTGGTGGAGGTGGTTCTGGAGAATTTGATGCTGTAGGTGGAACAGGTGGATCTGGTATAGTAATAATAAGGTATAAATTTCAATAGGTAAATTATGAGTGAAATAAAAGTAAATAAAATTAGTCCAAGAACAAATTGTGGTACAGTTCAGTTAGGAGATAGTGGAGACACTATTACAATTCCTGCTGGTGTATCAATAACCAACTCTGGAACTGCGTCAGGTTTTGGTTCTACAGGTGAAGTGTCTTGGGTAACAACAAAAAAAACAACAGGTTTTAC